ATTGTTGTTGTGGGTTATCGAATACAAATGCATCGATATCTTCTGAGTTTGCTGGTGTTACTTGAACGTAATGATTCGCAAACGTCGGCTTTAAAGTTGTAGCCGCGTTGTAGAATATTCCATTAAGTACGCCTAGGATAGGAGTATCAGTTCCTTGTCCTTCAACGATGTAACCAGCACTAGAAGCAACTGCACCACCATGATATATAGTGGTAGCATAACCCGCATCGATTTTGTATTTGCCTTGACCAGAAGTCGCTGGCGTTGAGCCAAGAGTTCCTGCAGGGACCAAACCAAAACCTTGTGTGTTTCTATTTGCCATAGTTGTTTCTCCTTATGTACCTGCCCCGAAGGGCCTCCAGTACGGTTTATAAATTCAGTGATTGAAAAAATTATTTTTTCGTACCACCGAAGGTTACACGAGATTGCCTTTCAACATTGATCGGCATTCTACTATCCTGCTCCTTCATAAGGTCGTTATTTACTGCTTCATCTTGTTGTTTATGTCTATTAGACATATACGCTTGACGTTGCTTCGCGATCTCTTCAGGTACCTTCGCAAGTAGAAGGCCACCTACCCCAATCACTCCCTTGTATTTGCCCTCATCGAGGACTGGATAATCAGATGCATTTTCAACTTCTTCAGCTCTTACTAGTTCATATCCTTCTCTTAATCTTCCAGATATGTTTTTAGTGTCTTGAAAGCCAATACTTTCTGCTCTTATCCATCTATACCTGAATCCATCAGGTGCAGGGGGTGCATCTAGAGAAGATGGTGGAACCCACACTTTAGGTCTCTCAGATTTTGACCGTGTTTGGTTCGCACGAGAAGTGTTTTTTTCTTTTTCCATTTTACGCTCCTTCCGTGGTTTTTAATTGTTTTGCGTATTCTTCGAGTGGCACACCTAATTTTTTCGCTATTGCGACCTGTGATGATGTGAGTCTCACAGTTTTGCGACCAGGCTTTACGCTTCTATTAGCAGAAGCCACTGTCTGAACAGGGGCAGTCGATTGTTTATTAGTATTACCAAATTTATGAGGAAAGTCAACTCTAATACGTCTATCAACTTCCACATAATACTCATCAGAATTAGGATCATAACCTTCTTTTTCAGTTAAGTCCTTATGTATCTCAAAAGCAGTATAAGTCATTGCTTTGTCTGTACCAAACCAAGTATTTTTAGAAGCCCATGCTTCAGCTCTAGGATCTGGGTTAATTGGTTCATTCATAGCAGGTTGACTTGTATAACCACCTTGAGAAAGATTTACAGGCTTCTCAACCTGTTCTTTTTTTGCTTCTCTACCTTCTTTAGCAGCTTCCAGTTTTGCATTCTCAAAAGCGAGTTGTGCAATTCTTTTGTTAGCCAAAACTTGAGCTTGTGCATCTCCAGCTTCGATAGCTACAGCTAATTCTTTTTGTGCAGCCTCCAAACCTGATGATATAGTCGTCTCAAATTTTTTGATATAATCAGCATCAGTTTTTTCAAAACGTTTTTCTAATGCTTGTCTTTTTTCCTCTACAGCTTTAGCATACTCAACAGCAGCTTGTTCCCTTCTTTCTGCTTCTCTCATTTTACGAGTTAATTTCGCAATACGAGCTTGTACACCTTTACTGTAATCTTCTAAATTTTCGTCAGATTTTTTTTCGTCTAACTTTGTTTCTCTTTCATTTTCAAATGATTTATCTGTTCCTGTTTCTTGTTCCGCGTTTTCTTCTGGCTGTTCAATTACAGCTTCGTCTTTTTTTTCTTCAATGTCTACTGTAGCATCAGGACCTGATGTATCAATAGGCACTAATTTATTTTCTTCTGTGTCTGGCATAGTTTACTCCTTCCTATGTTTAGAACTCATGCAAGATGTCCTCTGGACTATCAATTGTTGCTAAAACTTCATCGTCGTTTAGCAGACGCATTTCCCCACCATCTATTTTGATTCGACTACCTGCATAACGTGCAAACATAATCCAATCTTTCTCCTTGCACCATGGACCCTCTGGATACCTCTCTTTATCCGTATAACATTGTGGACCCATAGCCATAACTAAACCAACTTGAGATGCAACTTGTTGCCTCTCCAAAGTTGTTTCAGCTAATACTAATCCACCTTTAGTTTTTTCTTTCATCTTGAAAGGTAAAACTAAAAGTCTCCAACCAGTAGGTTGTGGTAATTTTGGTTCTTCTTTTTTCTCTGATTTCTTTACACCAATAAGATCATTGTTTGGTGTTAAGATTGACGACTGTTCCTTTTTCATTTTGCTCCTTATCTTCTAGCAGGTTAGAGATTTCCTGTAGTGTTGCCTCATAGGCATTTATTTGTCCTATTATATACTTGTAATTTTCCATACTGTCAACCCCACCTGATGTGACTGACATGGATAAATTATCTAATCTACTTCTTAAAAATCTAAGTAGTTTGTTTATGACTGTTTCTAATTGCATTTTTTCCTTTCTTAGCAATTGATGCAACCTGGCTTTTACCCATAACTTTAGCCCTCTGTTCCATCACTGTTAATATTTGTATCTTACGTGCAAAGGGTTTACTTACACGTTTTACTTTTGCAACAGTTGCTCTTGCATCTGCTGGTGTTGCAAATTTTATTTTAACTGTATCTCTAGGGTTTTCATCTGTGTAGAGTCTTCTACCAGATCCTTTAGGCTTTTTTCCCGTTCCCTTTTTTGGATCCGCCATGTAAGACTCCTTTCAAAGTTTTTGCTTGAGCAGCATGTGTTTTAGATGCTTTCTGCAAACCCTTCATTACTTTTTTTATTTTTGCTTTTGATTTTTTCATTTAGCACTTCCATCTTCTACGAGCCTGTCTTAGTCTTGAATTAGGATCAGCTGCAGCTTTTGGAAATTTTTTCATTTGGCCTGCGCTTCTTGCACAGTACGACTTACGTCGGTTTGCAGCTTTAGAACCCTTTTTCACTTTACCAGTGACAGCTGTTTTTAGTTTTGAACCGGGATTTTCTCTTCTGTATCGGGCGACCCCAGCTTTTGTCATCCCTGCTCCAGACTTTGTAGATCTGAAATACTTTTTAGTTTTAGGTGGTTGTCTATCTTGTCTTCTCATTATGCAAATGTTTTTACGTTAGTTGGTTTACCGCCTGGGTTACCTGCAGCTCTCTTTCGTTTGACAGCACTCGCCTTTTGCGACTTTGTCATCCGTGTGGCTTTTGCAAGTGGGACGCATTTTGGATATTTCCTTTTGCTCCCCTTCTTCCTTCCGCATGGTTGATATTTCCCGTCCTTCTTCGGTGCTCCTATGTCCACCCATTTGTCCGCTACCCATTGACGTAGTCCTCCCTTTGAGTAGTAAGCTCTCACTACGAATTCTTTCCGTAAGCTCTTCCTTTGCCTTTCATGGCTAACTTACAGCCTCTTCCACCAGATTTATACATAGCTCTTCCACCTTTAGCTAAAGGTATCATTTCTTTTTGTTCTCCAGGTTTTCTTTTTTTCATTTCTGGTGGTTTTGGTTTATCTTTTATAGAAAAAAATTGTCGTTTATCTTTTTGTTTTTTGGGTAAAATATCTTTTTTATCATCTTTAGCTCTATTACTAAGAACACCCTTAACTGGACCAGCAATTTTTCTGCTTGATACAACTGGAAGATTAGTTTCTTTATCTCTCATACCTTTATTGAGAAGATTTAATTTTTCTAATTCTTTTATTTGTTCACCAGTTAAATTGTCAGGATTAGTTCTGTTGGCCATTATACTTGTCCTCCTGTTAAATATTTCATTCTAGTCATATCTATCATTCCACCACCCATAGCTTTTTTTCTTCCGCCTGGTTTGATTTTACCTGAACATACTCCAGATGCATACATATTAGCATACGCTGATGGATACACTTTAAATTTTCTTTTAGCTGCGGCTTTACCTTTTGGACACAATTTTGCCATTATTACCTCATATACTTTTCATTCATAAGACTAGTTAAAGACCTATTTAATTTTTTTACACCATCTCCTCTTGCTCTAAATTTTTTTGCTTCTTTTTTAGCTTTATCTGACGCCACGTTTGTCATATCAGCACCGCCACCTTTGAATCCAGCTCTACCACCACTTTTCATGTAACCCATATTGTTTCTAACTTTTCTTGGAAGTTTTGCTAATCCTTTTTGTTTTTTTGGATCTACAGGTTTTAAATTTTTACCTTTTGGTGAAAATGTTTCTTTTATCTTTTGAACATTTGTTTTCTTTTTCTTAGTGTCTCCACCAAATCTTCTACCGATTCTGCCACCATCAGCTTTTTTGTCCACTATTTTAGATATTCTTTTATTAATTTTTGATTGATTAGATGTTTTTCTTATATCTCTTCTGACTTCTGGTTTAGTTACTCCATAATCAGTCATTACTTTTTCTCTTGTTTTAATAATATCATCTTGAATTTTTCTTTTCTTTGTTAAATTTTTAGCTGGTCTAACTCCACCAATAGTTGCAACTTTACCTTGGTCTTGTGGACCTTTAAATACTTTTGAAAAACCACTAAAAAATAATTTTTTAGCACCTACGAATTTATTACTCATTTTTTTCCTCCGTTTCTAAAAATTTGTGTACCCTTTATACCATAAATACTCGCCACGACAAGGATCCATAAATTTGTGAACCATGACGGGAGCTGCGAGAACATATCGAAGAATAATTTTACTTTGTCCATCGCTGTCGGGTCGTCCGATATGACTGCCCAAGCGAGCACCAACACGGGCAACGACAAAATTATCAAAACTGCCTCGTCTTTCCAATCTGATTGTCTAGCTTCTAGCAATTTTCCCTGGTAAGCTTCGTCACCTCGGGCCATCTTTTCAGCATGCATTAATTGTGCATCTGACATTGCCATTTTCGTTCTCTGCTTGTTAGCATAAATCTTACTTCCAGCAGAAACGGCTAATTTAATTGCCGATAACCACATGATTTAGTACCAAGTAGCTTCTTTTTTCTTTTCAGCTAACATTCTTTTAGTTCCTCTAACTTTTTCCTTGTCTCCTGTAGGAATATAGTTGAAAGCACCATCAGCTGTAGTCTTAGATCTAGGATCTACCTCTACATTCTGTTCTGGAATGTCTATTTGCTTTGATTTTTTATAGTTTATCATAATATTATCTCCTTAACATTAATTATCGTCCATTACAATAGCTGCTTGATCAATTCCTGACTTTGCAAGACTAACTCCAGCTCGTAATTTTGCTAAATCTTCATTCTGATCTAGTTTATCTTCAGCTAAATCTTGCGCTTGCATTAATTTTGCTCTTGCAAGGTCTTCATCAGCTTTATCAGCGTTCTTTTTACGCTCATTTTCCATCGCACGCAAGTCAACTTCACGTGATTTTAGTTTTAAAAGAGGATCTGCATCAAATTGTGATGTAATTTCCTTCTCTTCTTTCATATACTCTTCTGTCATTTCAGCAATCAACACTGCTTTTCTTGATTCAACTTGATTTGTTAATGCTTGTAGCTGTGCTTGTACTTGAGGATTCATAGCCGCTTGTTGTTGCATCATCATCATTTGCTGCATTTGTTCTCTAAACTCTAATTGTACTTGCTCTTGTGCCATTAAACTTATGTGTTCTAAAATATTTTTTTGTATTGCAGCCATAATCATAGGATTATTTCTAACCATGTTAGTTGACATAAAGTTTAAGTGAGCTGTGATGTGTGCTCTGTGATCTTGACCAGGAAAAGCTTGAAAAGATTTTCCTCCCATTGCATTAATGTGTTCCATACTTGGGTCCATCGGCGCTGTTGGCGCTGGTGGTGGTAGAACTGCATCAACATCTTTAACACCAATCGCATTGTACATGTTTCTATAGATTTGATACATATTATGTAATTGTGGATTCGATGTTGCAATTTGTAATTGTGTCTGAGCTAATGTTATTCTTTGAGACATTGAAAAAATATTAGGATCAGCTACAGGAATTACATCTACTCTGTCATCAAAATCTGTTTGTTTTATATTTCTTTGTCCACCTACAACATCGTATGGATATTCTGGTGGTAAATATTGAGCAACCACTTTTGATAATAATTTAAATTCATTTTTCATCGCTGCATAACATCTCTTATGTATTGCAGACATTACTCTTGAACCACGTTCTAATAATGCAATTGTAGTTCCAACTGCAGCACCTTGGTTTCCATCGCCCACTTGCATGTCAGCAATAGCCGCGAATCTTTGACCAGCGTTAACAACGATACCTAATAAATTTAATAATGTTTGAGAAGGTTCCTTGTATGGTAATGGAAAGAATGCATCTCTTAAATTACCACCTGGTGCATCAACATCTTTAAACTCACCTGGTTGAATTGGTGATGCTTCATCTCTAACTCTTACACCTCTTTGTTTAAATCCTGCAGGTAAGTTAGATAGTGTACCCGCATCTAGTAATTGACGGAGAGCAGAAGTTGCAGTTCTGCTCAATCCGCCAATCATGTGAATGAGTCCAAAGCCATAAAATCCTAGTCCTGGCAGAAACTTGAAGTGGACAAAATATTGGATCTTACGTTTCTTTAGATCATCGGGCGCATAGTTTCGTCTTATAGACAAAACTTTCCTATTACCTTCTTCAACAGTTACGAGGTAAGGTAATTTTATTCCAGTCGGTTCTCCATCTGCTCCGACTTCTTCGAAACCTTCTAAATCTAAATTAACGTGACACTCTAACAAAGTATACATTGGTTCGTTCTTTCCAGTTTTTTTGCTACCTTCAAGTTCACGTTCTTTTTTTGCAAGTTCATCATTTGAATCTGTACCTGGCGGGCCTAACTCTACATCTCTGTAGAAACCATTAACTTGTTGTTTTCTTAATTCGTTTTCTGAAATTTTTACTTTATGAATAATCGCTTCCGCATCATCCAATGAGGTAGCTGTATACGGAACGATTAATTCATCTGCTGGAACAAACTTAGATACAGCTCGTCCCATATTTACATCATAGTAAACTTTTTTAAATGTTGAACCTGCTAATGGTAAATGAAATAACATAGAATCAAACTCTGCTTCATATTCTTTCATTTGATCCATAATTAAATAATTCATAAAATCCTTAACACGATTTGCTTGTTGTTCTGTTCCAGGATTTTTTACACCTATGACTTGTGTTCTTACAGGTCCATCGGCTGGTAATAATTCTTTGTATGCTTGTGCTTGAAACTGAGTTACCGCCTCAGCCATAACGGGATGTGTTGCACCACTTGCTCCTTGGAAAGGTTCAGTTCTGTTTTCATATTTAAATCCTAAAAGATCTAATCCTGATACATAAGACTGCTCCCATTCTTTTCTTGAAGCTTTGTAGTCCATATAATTTTGAGTCATCTCATTACCGATTGGTTCTAAAACATCATCTGGTAAAAGTTCTGCTAAATTATCAAAGTGTGATTCTGTTCCTGGTACGTTGATTGCACCTGGTTCGTAATCTAAAGTTACGCCACCATCTTCTTCAGGGATAACTTCGATTGGTCCTTTTTCTTCTACTGGTTCCTGAACGGCAACATCTTGCAATTCTTCTTCTGAAGGAATCTCAAGTTTGTTTCTAGTGTTCGGGAGTCCTTTGTCTATTTCTGCCATATATTACTCCTAGTAGTTTCTAACACGGTTTTTAAGGGATAGCAACCCTTGTGGATTAGGTCCTGATTCTGGTGCCACACCTGATGATACACCAGCTAATTTAGCTATACCACCGCCTGCTTTTTCAAATCTGAAATTATCTGCAAAATAACTTTGTTTTTGATAGTCATCAAAACGTTTTATTTCGTCTTTATAATCTTGAGCTTGAAAATATTTTAAGTCGTCTCCACGACCAGCTTGTGTGTATACGTCTTGCACATCCTTTACTGTCGGAGTTGGAAACATTTGTAACATGTCCTTGTTTCTTTCTTTTTGTAATTTATCATCAAAATTTTGAGTTGTATCTTGATTCATATAATATTCATCTTTATAAGCTTTACCTCTTGCAGCTTGTTTTGCTGCTTGTGCTTGAACTGCTTCTTCGTAAGCCTGTTTAGCAGTATCAGCATCAAATCTAGTATCAACATCCATAAGTTTATTAATTCTGTTTATTGTTCCAGATCTGTTTAGGTCTTGAATATCAGCTTGCGCTTCTTCTATAATATCTTTTCTTTGTGCCTGTTGTCCTTGTTCTAATCTTCCAAACGCATCATAAACTTGATCTTGATCTTTTAATGCAGAAACATATTGTGCAACTTTTCCTGAAATATTTTCAGGCGTAGTTATAGTTTTACCTTCTTCATCTACACCTGTTGCACCAACTAATTCTTTTTCTAATAATGATTCAGCGCCCCCGTACCACGGCACACCTTCTGGTCTTCCTGAAATAATACCTGGAAAAAATGTTTCTTGATATGCTTGATCATGAGTATATCCTTTTCCTCGATAATAATCATAGATACCACCTTCAACAACTCCTTCTATTGCAAGACCAACAGGACTTGCTATACCTGATGCCTGTAAAGCTTTTGAAATACTACCCAATGTTGCTTGACTTGCACGTCTTAAAAATGTTCCGATCTTTGGTAATGTTTTTGCAATCTTTAAACCCTTATCTAATTTTGCTTTTGCAGCAGCTCTAATTCTAACGTCATCAGAATTTAAATTTTTTCTTGTTTTATTAATATCATCAGTGTAAGAAGCTGGGTCATCACATCTACCAGAGCCTGTGCTTAAACCGATACGACCACCATCTGCTTTAGCAAACTTACATTTAAAACCCATCGTCTTTAAAATGTCAGCTTCTGTTTTTTTATCTATTTGTGTAAAAGTTTGTTGTGTGCTTACATTTGCTGTCTTAAATAACTCTGGATTATTTTTAGCATAGTCTTGAAAGTTTTTATTTAGTGCACTTAGATTTTGTAAAGATTTTCTTATCTCATCTTTTATGTTTAGCTTTTGAAATTCTTTTACACCATATTTAAAATTAGTTGCATCATCACTAATCTTACCGATGTTAAGTTTTAAATCTCTTGCTATTTTTTCTACAGCTTTCTTTTTATTTAAATTATTACCTTGTACAGCTTTTTCATATTGCAAAGATAATGAATCTTTAAAACCATTATTAAGATCTGCTTCTAAAACATTTACTCTAGTTAATTGATCTGTAGTTGCATTAAATAATTTATTTAAACTAGATTTAGATAAAGGGTGATCTAGCTCAAAATTTATATTTGGATATTTAGCGTTAATAGCATCTCTTAATTGTCTATATTCGTTTAAGTTTTTTTTGATAGCTAAAAATTTTTTAGGGTTATATTTATCCGATGTTTTACGACCAAACGCATCAAAAAATAATTCATCTATTTTTTCTCTTTCATATTTAATTAATTTTGATTTCCATAATTTATTTAGAGCGTTATCAGAAAATTGTGAATCATTAGGTATCCAATCTAATTTATTTTTTGTTTCTTTGCCTATTGCACGACTAGCTTCTACTATTCTTTTTTTGTAAATATTTCTTTGTAATTTTTTAGCTTCCTCTTTTACTTGTTTTAAAGAGATGTTGTTTTCTTTTGCAAAGGCTTTTGGATCAAAAAATTTTTTATTATTTGTTGCTTCTAATAATTTTATCTGAATGCCTTGTTCTTTTACAATTCTTGCTTCTCTAGATCTTTTTCTAGATCCTTCTTCTGTTAATACTTCACCAAAATTTGTTATTTCATTTTTTATTTTGTTTCTTTTATTTCTATTTTTTTCACTCATCATTGATGAATAGTCTTTAAAACCTAAAGTTTTTGCTGCTTTGTTTAATTCTTTTTTGCCAAACTTATCATAATCAGCTTGTAGTGCTTTTAATCTAATGGCATCACCTCCGTTATCAAACCCGATACGTCCACCACCTGCAAAACTTTTTCTAAAAACAACTTGCATGTTATTAAAATCTTTATCTGTTTTAATTTGAAACTTTTCACCTTTAGGATCTCCAAGACCTACTATAAAATTAACAGCATCATCTTTAGATAAGGTATCTTTAAACAGTGTGGT